TTGCAAAACGTCCAGGGTTCTGTTCAGCCAAACCTCTCCGCAAGTTTTCGAACCCTTGAGCAGTAAGCCTTGCAGCCATCTGTGCAGTCGGTGCTCCTGGGCTTTCTGGGGCAACACCAGTCAACATTGCTGAGGTTCTTCTTGCGATCTCATTTTGGGTTTTTAGTCCAGGATCGAGAAATTCAGTCAACTGCTGATCAATAAGATCACCACCAATGAGTAAATCTGATATTTTTCCAGCCATGAATTTTCTCCTAGTCGATTCCCATCATTTCAAGATAGTCGTTGATCGACATTCCGCTCGACTGTGAATTGTTTTGCTGACCTAGCAACAGATTGATTAAAGCTTCTGCCTGAGCAAGTCTAAGATTGCCAGCACTCTGCTCTGTGCCTAAGTCATAATTCAGTGCAGCAATTCCAGCATCTCTTTCAAAACCAGCAAGCTGACGATTCGCAGTTGTAGCTATATCACTCGCCTGCAACCCTGGAGTTGTAAGATCGGCTAATGTAGTCGCTGGCAAGAACGCATCCTGAAGCATCCTAGAGGTTGCTGCAGTGCCAATATTCGTCTCATCAAGTTGAGCGCCAATGCCTCCTAGAACTTGATCAGAGAGCAGTTGAGCACCTGCTCTGGCTTCCTGTAGTCCTGCCAGACGTTGATTCGACAAGTCCATAGCTTCTTGCCTTCCCTGCGTGATAGCAGTCACTGCATCGGCACTACGTTGCTCTTGGATTGCTCTCTGCAAAGCAAGTTCTTCTGGCGAACAACCGTATTGTGCAGTTCTAAGACCACCACGACCTTGAGCGAATAATTGTTGATCGAGATTCACCCTAGCCTCTTCATTACCAGGCTCTCTGAGGGCTTGCAGACGATCAAAAATATCTTGCTCTCTGGACGCTATCCCTGCAGAAGTAAAAGGGTCTGTAAGGCTAACATCGCTACCAACGAAGTCCTGAACCATCTGCTCACGCTCACTTAAACCACCAGGGTTGAGCAGGTTCCCTTTGATGTCTGATGTGCCAGTGATTGCATTTATAAAGTTTTGACGATTCGCTCTTTGATCAATACCAATCTCACCAGTTATTGGATCGACTGTCGGCTTGAATATGGCGTTATAAGCAGCCTGGGCATTATTGGTCAGATTGGTCTGGAAGTTAGCCAGTGAGGGATCGGTGCTATATGTAGCTCCTCCGAACTGGTCAAAGCTTACTGAACCAGGGCCAGCAGTAACCGTGAAAGGATTGAACTTGCCGGTTTCCTTGACGTTGCTGACCAGAGTGTTGCTACGAGTAACCGCATCATCACCCAAATTCTCTAACCTATTGATCGCAACATTACCCAAGCCGACTTGAGCCAAGCCAGCTAGGTTTGTGGGATTACTTATGAAAGTGTGGAACGGATTGTGAGCCATTAGTAAGTCCCTCCGTCAATCGTTGTCACGCTTGTCGTGCCAGTTACAGTCAGATTCGCAACTGTCACAGTGCCTGTGAATGTCGGAGATGCCGTGTTGCTCTTGCTGTTCACTGCAGTCTCGATCAGATCGAACTCAGCATCGATCTCAGACCCCTTCACAACCTTCAAAGCGTTGCCAGATGTCAGGCTATCTTTTGAAGTGAAATTGGTTGCTTTAGTGTAATTGCTCACTACCTGTCTCCTATATCATCCTTCCAACTAAGCTCTGCACATTGAGCTGCTGGATGGCAATTTCTTTACCATTCACGGTTGTTTCCAAACCAATCTGCACGACAGTCCCAGACCCACTGGCATTGATTCTCTGTGTGTTGATCAAGACCGAGCTTGAGCTATATTCTGCTGTCGTGTTGTATTCGCTGATGTTGTATTGAGCAGCGTTGATAGCAGGCAGAGAGAATGCTCTCTTCGTGTAGTCTGCCGAATAGTCATATCCATACTGCAAAGACACCCTGGCATCAGAGCCATTGAATGTCGTTAGATTTATCTTCTTCAAAAACTTCAGCCTGGAGCTGTCACCGAAATCTAGCGGATGAGAGAAATAGCTCATCGTGTAACTATTTCCCTTGTCTTGTTGAGTGTCATACTTAGCCAGACCATCCTCGACTCCCAGGTACAACTCCTCGTCATCAAATAGATACATCGAAAGAGGCTCGATCCCACTCCAGGTTGTGGCTCTAAAGCTGCCATCTTCAAGCGGGAATCTGGTGTCAAAAACAAATAAACCGCTTACACCAGTGAAGACACACAGAATGAAAGCATTGTTTGGATCGAAGACCATCTTCAGATTGCCACCATCGCTTGCAATAAATGCCTTGATGTCGAAGTTGACGTTTCTGCTGATGTCTCCAATCGGAGCAGACTTCTCTTGGATAGTTCGACCTAAGCTTCGAACACCGGAGAAATCAGTGAAGATCACATCCTTACCAGTGTTAACCACTGCATCTCTGTTAATCGCACCAATGTTGCTGATGACATCAGCAAGAGTCATGTTTGCAGGATCGTCAGCACCTTGATAAATCAGAATATTCTGCTGCCCGAATATGATGAGCAGATTGTTGTGAGCCATCAGAGCAGTGATTACGTCATAGCCAGAGGGCCATACATTGGTGAGATCAAGACTGCCCGAAGAACCACCAGACCAATCCACACCATTGAGCAAGTTGCTCCAATAGATCGTTTTTTTGTTACTGGAAGTATCAGCAGCCCACAACCTACCGTAAGCACCCAGAACAATGTGAGCACTTGGCGGTGTCCCAGCAGCACTGGCATGAGCAGTGATCTTAGTCAGAGCACTGGTTCCAGCATCATAGACCAAAGGCTCATGACCTCTTTGGAACAGAAAATGATCATCGTTCAAAGTGGCAGATGACCAGTTATTTGCCGTGATGGTATATGAACCAGGGGTTGCATCTGTCAGCGTTGAGGTGCCTTTGAAAATCTTGTTATTTCCTGCGGTAAAAACGACCTTTGTGCCGTTCTGCTGGACAAACTCTGAAACGTGCTCGATACCAGCACTCGACCCTAGAACAGACGATCCGTTCGAAGAGGTCATGCTGTATCCTTTCCTAGCAGCAATCCTGCCCTGCTTATCAATCACAGCATTGTCAGCAATCGCTGCAAAAGCCTGAGACTGCATCAATGGGCTGTCTTGGGTGTTAATGCCACCAAAGCCAGGAGCTGCAATTGTTATGTTCTGTAATTGTTGAGCCATAGTTACAACCTAAAGAAATCAAGTTCCCCTGGCTGTCTGGACGCATCCATTGCAATCGCATCAGCCAACGATCCCTGAGCAACAACAAACTGCTCTGCAGCAGATTGCCCTCCAGTCTCTCCACGCTCTCTCAGAGCCATCGCATAAGCCAACTGCACCACTGGGTTGTCTGGAACTAACAACTGCGTTGCATCAGCCTCCAGATCGGCTTGAGGTATGACACAGACAAACTTTAACGTCTGGATAGCGTTAGGTGTCGGATATACAGAAACCTGAAGCAAACCATTCGCATCCACACCGTCGATGATGAAGTCACTTGGCGATCCAGTGCTTGCTGTTGCCAAAATGGTCTTCTCTTCGTACCAGATAGCGTTCCTCTGGGTGAGGTACTTATTGGTCGTGTCGTTCATACCCCTTTTGACTAGTGAGTTGATCTTGGCCCCTGTGAGGCTGTATTTAGCCTGATCTACAACAGTTGGAAAACTGACTGTCGATCTCTGTGAAGTCCACTCATGACTGTTCTCAACAGTCTTCTTGGCATCGTTCACCAATTCACCGACCAAAGCACTGTAATCAGTTTCTGCAGCAGTTGTGACAACTGTTTCTCGCAGTCTTCTCAGGACAGCATTTATCAAATCTAAATAAGTCATATATTCAGCACCCGTGAAAGTAGAGGTGTCAGCTCGTAATCAAGACCACGATTTTCCAAGACAGAAAGTGCTGCAGGTGTCCTGGCTGTTTGCGTAAATAAGTTATAGACATCACCAGTACCACCGGAACCTTCTCCAGTACCACCAGTGCCTGGATCAGTCCCTGGCCCTTCTCCAGAGCTAGGGTTGCAATTCCCATCTGTTGGGATTGCTTGTCCTGCCAGGATCGTTCCTGTCGGGCATAAACCGCCATCACCAGGCCCAGGATTACAATTCCCATCTGCAGGCACTAATTGACCGGCAAGCTTAGTTCCTGCGCCGCAGACATCATCTCCATCGCCTGGATTGCAGTTACCGTCTGCTGGAGTCAGTTGTCCAGCCAGTTCTGTCCCAGCTCCGCAAACACCATCGACACCTTCTAAAGTTGTTACGGTGTTTGTGCCACCTGTGCCATCTGTGTTGTTAGTGTTATTGGTGTTGTTAGTGTTATTGGTGTTGTTAGTGTTATTGGTGTTGTTGGTGTTATTGGTGTTATTGGTGTTATTGGTGTTATTGGTGTTATCAATTGAGACAGCATACGGATCAGCATTGTTCAACACTGCCGCAGACAAACCACCTAGTATTGCTGCTGCATTTTCGAGCAGACCATCACCGTCCTGATTGTTCTGGTTGTTCTGATTGCTCTGATTATTCTGATTATTCTGATTGTTTTGATTATTCTGGTTGCTCTGGTTGCTCTGGTTGCCCGTCCCCGCATTCGGGTCATTCGTAGGATCACCAGACTGATTGCCGGTCGATGTTCCAGTATTAGGCCATTGCCCTCTTGGATATTGGAAGGTTATAGCAACCCGGCCATTCGGATCGTAGGTTTCACCAGTATCTTCTTCATACTGAGCAATGATTTTAGGTGAGGGGTTGTTCGTCCTCCAGACGTTATAATCAGAATTAAATACCCCACCAGTTGGGAACGCTGGCCCTGTGTTTGTCCAAACAGTTCCGTCTGCATCTGTATAGGTGTCTCTTAGCTTCGGTTCCGCACCAACATCTCTGACATCACCGCCAGCACTTTGGTCTGCATTGCCTGCATTACCCATAGCTGCATCAACAATTGCTGCTGCTTCTGCTGCATTAGGGTCATTGGCTGTCGCTGTTGCTGCTGCACTAGCTGCTGAAGACGCTGCATCAGCCTGGTTTGTTGTAGTTACAGAACCAGCTCCTCCGGCTGCAGGACTCCCACCAGCATCAACTGTTGTCGATGATGAAGCTCCACCACCTCCTGCAGAGTCAGTAACGACAGGTTCAGAAAGATCAATGAAACCGCCATCATCAGCTCTCACGCCATAGGCTTGCGGCAACTTATCATAGCCCTCAGCAGTCAAAGTAACGTCATGACCTAGCTCGTTCCATACCGATGTCATCACTTCTGCTTTCACAGAATTTGGAGCACCAGTCTCTGTAAGCCAATCGTCTGCCAATTGAGCTATTCTGACCTTTTTTTCCTGATCAGAGAGCACAGTGTTTGCCTGTATCTTCGCAACCTCGGTGTCCAGCTCTTCTTTGATCTGTGCGAGCGCATTGTCTGCAACTAGCGTTGTCGTTTCTGCCTCGATCTGATCAGCCAGGGACATACCAGAGCCAGGATCAAAGTTCAGCGATCCATCGACGTTAATATCGACAAGATCAGCATTGATGATGTCGTTAATAAGGTTTCTGCCGTTTATGATGTCATCCAAGCCGCCAATAAAATCAGAGCTACTGCCAAAGACATCAATCGCCCCATCAATCTGTTGGTTTTCTTCGCCGAACTGTGGATCAGTAATGCTCATGATTTTTTATTTTTCCCATTGCCTTCACTACCACCCGAAAAGAAAAAGGCTGAAATACCGGATAACAACCCTCCCATATATCCAATGATCAAATTTACAATCCCTGCATCGTGGTCGGGAGTTATTGTGACGAGGAAGCTATACGCAACAAATGACAGCAACGTAATAATTGCAAAAACTTTTGGAGTCCAATCTGTTGCAAAGTGCTCTCTAGCGTTCTTCCTATCGTCAACCTCTGTCTTATAAAGCTCGACGTTGCTCTGCAACCGTTGCAGCTCTATCTCTGTATTATTTAGCAGCTCTGCCTTCTCTGGGTGCGCTTCAACGTGTCTCTCTACATCCTCAAGCGTACTGTCTGCTGGTATCCCTAACTTGCTTGCTGCCATCTTGACAGCCATTCCAGCAAGGGGGTTTGCTGTCGAGGCAACATTGACCAAAGTCGGAGCAAGTGCTTTGAGCAATCCCTTCATTTAATAAACATCCAGAGCCTGACTAATACCTCAAGATTCCTGATCACTTTTGTCAGCAGTGTCAGCTTCGACCACCTCATCGATTGTCCTGCAAACATCTGGGATCGACTGAGTTCCTAAAACAGCGTTTCCTGCAGCCCTGGCTACACTTCGAGCCGCAACATATACCTCACTACAGTAGAGGTTTTTGTTCGCAATCATGTCTTCGGTGACTGTGCAACTGCTCATAGCTATAAGGGTGATGCAGATCAAATAACGCATAAGTTCTCCAGGTCTAAGTTTTCCACTCGTGGCTTGTAGCTAGTACCCATCATGTGATCACTGATCAGCTCTTTCAGATGTGATCTTCGATCCTGATCCCTGAACTCCTTTGGAGGGTTCAGATAGTCTTTGTCATCGTTCCCGCAGTAAATTATGTCGCAGTCAGGAGCAGCCGTGAGTAAGCGTGGAATGACTGCCACGATGTCAGAACCGCTCACAACCGAAACATTGCAGCCAAGTCCTGAAGGAGCCTTTGCCCTCCACATCACATTGGGACGGCCAAACGTGACGAGCCTTATTTTGTCTTTTGAGAACCCATGTCCTAAAAGCCTTAATGCCGCAACAGTAGCTGACGCACCCCCAAGACTGTGCCCAATGCAGTAAGTCACCTTAGCTGGATCGAGCTGCTTCCTGATGGGCTTCCAAACAGACTTCTGGCTGATTGCAAAGCCTGCATGAACCCACTTGCCACCCACTCTCCAGGGCAAACAACTGGCATTTGCAGCCCAATCGATTGCACTGTTAGTGCCGCGATAGATCACATATTGCTTATCATCATGCTTATACAGATAAGCACAGGCTCCAATCTTGCTTTCATACTTGAAAGCTCCAGGGATCGCATCGTCATAAGCCTGTTCCGCAAGTCGAGCAGCCAAATCAAGCTCATATTTTGTTAGCTTTAACGTCATTACGTCGAACTCACATAACTAATCACTGCAACAACACCAAGCCACATCAGACGCTCTAACATCGCAACTCGGAGTTCCTTGTCCATCTTTTGGTCAATCTTGTCCAGCTTGGAATCTACACTCTCAAAATTTTTGAAAAGGGTAATGACTTGCTCTTCCAACCTAGTCACTCTTTCTTCTATATGATCCACTATAGTAAATCTCTATAAATCATTTACTTTGGCTATATCTTCAACATCAAAAAAAACTTTTATTCTTCCACGTTCAGAGGATTATCAAGTATTCGCTGAATGCGCTCCTGCAGGTCATCTCGCATCTCACGCAGCTCATTGTCTACATCTCTCAAGCTGTCATTCACACGCTCTTCCAGAGCGTAAACGTCATCTCTTAACTCTCGCGTTGCTGTAGCCACAACATCGTCGGTATCTCGCACTGTGCTCTCAACTGCATCAATATCAGCCTGCAACCGATCTATTTTGTTGCCGATTTCTACGAACCTTTGGTCTACTGTCCTCTCAGCAGCAGATATGAGCGTCTCTGTCGTGTCCATTCTTGTGCTAATAACTGCTAGAGCCTCATCGTAATTAGAAAAGTCTGGCGAGACATAGGAAGTCACTGCTTCTTCTGCCGTTAGTAGTCTTTGATAAAGTTCAAAGCCTCCCCACATTGCAGCACCTATTGATCCCAAAAACGGAACTGCAAGGAGCAGCTTGCCTCCAGATATTCTTAAATCACCAAACTCTACCTCTGCCATTGCAGGCTCACTAAATCGTTGTACCGTTGATTACCGATCACGCGCAATATACCCACTGGATTCGCCTGAACACTGTTAGACGGATATAACTGCGCGGATCGGTAAAACTCTCTATCTGTCAAACTCACATTGTCGTATGCGTTGAATGCCTGATTATTCGATATGAGAAACACGGCAAGACTCTGATCTGTGAAGCCACCAGTATCACCTAGCTCTTCAAGTTCATTTTCTAGGCTTTGCTCTACATCTTGCTGGCTCATTGTCTGTAACTGAGTTTCTGCTCGTTGGACAGTACGCTGCTCTTGCTGGCTAGGTGGAGAAACATCAAATTGGCTAAAGTCCGGTAATTGAGCAGACAAAAACTGACCTATGCTTTGCCCTGTCGCAATAGCATCGTTGAAATCGTTTTCAAACTGCATTTGCGCTGGAGGAGCTAAGCTTTCCTGGGTAAGCGCATTTACTTCTTGCTGTTCTGATTGAGTTACAACTACCTCAGTAATTTGCTGCTGCATACCTGTTACTGCCTGGTCTGAGTCGATCTCTTCTACACTCATAACCGTTTGCGGCTGATAGCTTTGAGATGTAAGACTCATAGCAATGCCAACAACATCAATCGCTGGTCTTGCAACAGCACTTACGCTTTTTGCCGCAGGCTCTGCTCTTGTCTCTGCGGCTACTTCAACAGGAGCAGCTTGGGCTTCGACAGGTCTTGCTTCTTGTACTATTGGCTCTGCCCTAACAACAACACGCTCTGGAGCAGGCTCGGGTCTTGGTTCACGAGTTACTTGTACGACCTCAACTGGTGCTTCAACAAACTCAATTGGTCGTGCTTCTCCCACCTCTTCTATACGCTGTGGCTCACCCATGATTTCTGGCTGCTGCCTGCTAGGCTGAGTCGAATTTGGGTCTTCAAACATTTGCTCCTGCGGTGCTTCTTGATAAATCTGCGGAGCTAATTGCGTTAATGCTCTCGGTCTGCCCATAGAATCTGGCTGATCTAAGTACAAAAAATCATCAGCCGAATCGCCAAATACAGTATCAACGGCTTGCTCTGCGTAAGTAGGAGGAGCTGACTCTTGACCGCCACTACCTTGTGGCTGACTTAATGTACTAGCCTGCCCAACCAGACCAAATACATCGCCGTAATTGTTGGTTGTCAGATCACCGCCGTAGCCAGAAATTAATTGACCTGTAGCGTTTGGGTTCATCGTAAACTTGTCACCGTAAAACTGTTGCGTATGCCAGAACGGATCAGCAGCCGTATCTCCTGTCCAACCGATAAACGCCTGATGGCCATCGATGGCCACGTCTTGGTACAGGTACTCATACCCGCCGGTCTTATCTATGTTTAGCTGAAACGTGTTAACAGAGTTAGGCCGGTTATACTCGGTAACCTTGTACCAGAGAAACTTAGACTCTGTTTCGTTTGTAGAGTAGTAGTACCCGTCACCGTCTCTGGTATTCGTATCGTCAAGGTCAGTCCAAAGCGGAGCAAGCATATAGCTAAACTGCCCGACTTTGGCATCTAGGTAGTTAGGTGTACCCGCTCCAAAGTTGTAACCATCACAGCAATGACCGTATGTCGGACTTGTTTGAACGCCTAGATTGTTTTGATTAGTAGGTGACCAAAGCAACACAAAGCCATTTGTAGACATCCAAGCGTCTGTAAAAACTTTTCCTAAATACGGAAAGTCATGACCAAGCTGCACATGATAGGCACTATCATCCACACCATTCATAACCTGGGTCATGCCAGTAGGATCAAGATCAGCATACGCAATCGCTGGAAACAGACTAAGTAAAGTCAAACGCTTCAACGGACTCTCCTGTCAGGCTCCGGTATCCGGTCAGGATTAGCTTCCCAAAGAGCTTTTGCTTCATCTCCGATCTTGCCGTCATAGGGACAAGGAGTTCCTGCGCTCATCATGCTTGACCATACGCGATAGTCCTGACACATGAGACTAACTGCTGCGACCCGCATACCCATGTCATATAAAGTCTTGCCTAACTTGATCCGCTCACAATTAATATCTCTGACTGAACGACCCGTGGACAAACCTAATATCTGTGTTTGGACAGCACCAGATATGCCTGTTGTACATAAATCCTGGCTGTAGCTGCTACCAATACTAGGAGCAATAGCACTAGGAGGCGGTGACTCTACCTTTTGTGTGACTCTCTGCGTTGAGTCGCTAATGCTCTGGCTATTGTTCACATTGTTGTTTGTGTTCATCGCCGTAATGTCACTGACGCTATTGCTTGTCGTAAAGCTAGTGCTGCTCGATGTTGTATTGCTGGTTGTATTGTTAGTGTTTACGTTTGTCGCACTACTCGTTGATATCGTGTTGTTGATGTTGGTATTAGTGTTGTTGCTCGTATTGTTAGAAGTGCTGTTGTTAATGTTATTTATGAGACCTGTGTAGTCTGTCGTATTTACATTGGTATTTGCTGACGTTGTTGTAGTGTTGATCGTCGAGTCATTTGTGTTCGTGTTTACGGATGTTCCCGTGTAAGTCGTATTATTCGTGTTGTTATTGTTATTGGTATTAGTGCTAGACGCTGTGCTAGTTGCAGTCGTATTAATGTTAGTCGTGGTATCCTGCGCGAACACAGGAACGCTGACAAATAAAAAAACTGCAAATAACTTGTTCACGCCGCACCTCTTAATTCCTACACGACACGTACTTTGAGATTATTAGCCGCTAACGCCGTAATACGCACCTTGTTTTGGGCAGGAGCATCAAACGTATAATCAGTACCGTGTACTGCTCCTTGATTAAGAACAGCAGCATCATAGTTAATCGCTACACCGTCACTGCTTGGAAGACTTGTCGCACCGCTTCCCTGATTCATAATGATTGCTAAATCTAAATCATTAGCTAACGTAAAATGATTGGCATCTGGGACAGCGTCCAGTTGAGTTTTATTCATTTGGTTTGCTGCTGTTCCCATCGCCTCCTGTATGGCATAAAGCTCTGCATTCACTGTAGCGTTTGTCCAAGTCTCTGAACCATAGGTTGCGTTAGAGTTATATTGCCAAGTGCCTGAGCTATTCTTGGCTATGTTTCTCTCGCCGTCAGTTCCTTTAGCAATTTTCCACGTTGTTCGGTCATCTGTAGAAACGCAGTAGTAAATATTGCCAGAACCCGCCGACTCACTAGCAGTCATTGAGTTAATATCTGTCCAATATGTTGAGTCTGTTGAAAGAGTAGTGTGTGCTGCATGATAGCCTGTGGTCGGATAGGTAGCTGATAACATAGAGTATTCATCTACATGATCGTCGCCTCTTCCAACAATATATATTTTACCTGTTGCGTCAGGTGCAACAAAAACCCCTGACAGTTCTGTATTTTGAGATGACGCATTAAACTCTTTGCCATTGTACGAGGCAGTGCTTACGTCAAAGGCTGTTGATAGATCGTACTCATGGATGTAGTTTGTATGACCTACAATATACATCTTTGTGCCATCTTCATTGAAAGCCAGATCAGCAATATAACTTTCTTCATTGTTCACATAAAAAAACTTACTTGCATAGCTCGCTGTTGATATGTCATAAGCTGTTGTCAACGTATACTGGAATATGTCATTTTCATCTGGGTCACAGACGTACATAGCTGTGCCGTCATTGTTGAATGCCAAACCATTTGGTGCAGTGCTTTGCCCTGATATGCTAACTGATCCTGTGCTTGATGCAGTGCTGATGTCGTAGGCTGTACTCATTGTGTATTGCCATACCTTATTAGACTGATCTCCCGCAAAGAATATTTTTGTTCCATCACTGCTAATAGCCAAGCCTCCTGCGGTGCTGTCTTGACCTGATATGGAAATAAACTTGTTTGCGTATGATGCTGTTGTTAAGTCAAAAGCAGTGGATAAGGTATACTGGAATATCTTGTCTGTATTGTATCCTTGGACATACATAATCGTGCCGTCAGACTTGAATGTGAGTCCATTTGGGTTACCTTCATTATTCTCTACATCAAACGTATCTAAATGCACAGCCGCTGATACATCCCTTGACACCTGACCAGCAAGCTCTAGGTCTCCATCTGTTGTATTAAACTGGAGGCCATACATCTGCCAAGAGCCTGATGCAATTGCGTTTGTATTTGCAAAATTCGTGAGTGTGATATAAGACCCATTTGTAGCCGTTAATATCGCCACACCTCCATTGCCCTCAATACGCTTGCCTACGTCAGCAGAAGTAAACGATCCTGACCCAAGTGTAAAAGTGCCATCACCAACTGCGGAGGGAGTCAAAGTCACAGCCGTGGCCGAGTTATATCTCGTATAGTTCTCTGACGTTGAATTAACGTTCCAACTGTTATTAGTCACACCAGTTTGATTAATCTCTTTCGTCACAGAGACTACTGGTGCAACAACATTCCCTGACAAACTAATAGTGGCAACTTCATTCTGTGCAAATGTCTTTGTAAGAGTGCCAGCAGTAACGGAAATGTTATTTAATTGGGTCTGGATGCTTGAGGTAACACCGTCAAGATATCCAACCTCAGTTGCCGTTAATGTTCCAGGTATGCCATCAAGCACGTTCAATTCTTGTGGCGTACTGGTGATCGCTGTGCCACCAACTTGCAAGGTCGTTGCGTTTACTTCACCAGAGGAGCCGTAAACAACCGTCTTGCTGTTAACAATCGTCCCTGCGCTTGACCCGTCATTTAAGTTTAGTTCAGCAGCCGTAGAAGTAACGTCAGATATTTGACTTGCAGTAATACTAGTAGCAGTAGGGGCAACATTAGCCCACGAGGAACCGCCATACACCTTCATGACATTAGAAGAAGTATTGAAGTATAAGGCTCCAGTTACTAACGCATCACCATCATTGTCTTGAGTAGGATCGCTAGACTTTGCACCTAGATACCGATCATCAAAAGAATCATAACTAGCTGCCGCAGAGGTAGCAGATGAAGCCGCTGAAGTGGCACTGGTTGCAGCATTTGAGGCAGATGTTGCCGCTTCTGAGGCTTTTGTAGTCGCTGTTGCAGCACTGGTTGCCGCAGATGTGGCACTACCTAATATGCCATCGACATAGCCTTTCCGTGTCAGATCATCAGCAGCCGACGGTGTTGCAGTGGAGGTTGCCTTGTTCGATCCCAAGACAATGTTGCCGGTCATTGTGCCACCTGCCAAGGGGAGCATGGTGTCGAGTTGACCTTTGTTGATGGCATCTCCACTAGCAGCACCGTCAGCAAGACCTGTAATCTTGCTCGATCCCATAGCAATAGCACCAGACATAGTGCCACCAGCTAGAGGTAGCTTGGTTGCTATAGAGTTCGTAATCGTAGTGTTAAAAGCTGCATCATCATTTAGAGCAGCCGCTAGTTCGTTCAGCGTATCAAGAGCAGCAGGCGCACCATCGACTAAATTAGCTACTTGTGTATCGACATAGCCCTTAGTGGCAGCGTCAGTAGCAGAAGACGGGGCTGCTAAGTTAGTTAACACAGTATCCGTGAAGTCTACTGTTCCATTAACCACTAAATTATTAACAGTAGTTGTGCCGCTAGAAGCAGTTAAATTGCCAGTAATATTGCCAGTGACGTTGCCTGTGACGTTACCAGTTACATTGCCTGTCACGTTTCCTGTCAGAGCGCCTGCAAAGTTTGCCGATGCTGTAATTAACGTGCCAGTGATAGCAGAAGCACTTGATCCACCGATGACAACGCCATTGACAGTTCCACCCGTGAGAACCGCATTGCTCGAATTGAGTGAAGAGTTTGCCGTCAGAGCCGCAGTGAAGTTTGCAGCACCAGAGACATTAAGAGTCCCAGTTGTGACAGAGCTTGGATTCGTGCCGATCTCGAATACGACTGCAGAAGCGTTCTCTGAAAAAAGTCGTTTGTCAGCAGTGTTGAGCGCAAGTTCACCCTGGACAAGATCGGAGCTTGATGGGACAGCACTTGCACTGCTCGAAAATTTGGTGATTATCGTTGCCATGATGCCCCCAGGAGTGAAAAAAACGGGGGAGACGAATCTCCCCCTTAATGTGTCCGCTTAGGGGAATTAAGCGTTGACGTTCAAAATCTGAACAGCATCAGCCCTATAGACTTTCGTGCCGTACAGAACATCTGAAGTGGTCATCTCAGCCAAGAACTCTTGCTTATACTGCTGCTGAGTTCTGATGTTGCTTTGCATAGCCAAGATATAGCTGTCTCGATGCAACAGAGTCGCAGCTTTAACAGCACCACCGGCAGAGTTGTCTGATGCAGATTCTGTCGTAGGACAGTTGCTGCTAACGTAGATGGGGATACCGTACAACTCACCCATCAGACCATTCTGGACACCTTGACCTGATACGAAATCGGAAGACACATATCGATCAATGCCCATGATGGCATTCTTCAAACTTGGTGGAATGACGAAAGCTCTCTGGTCGAAAGGAACGTCAGCATCGTCCATCTTCTGAATGATGTCTCGGAAGCAAGCGTCTGTGAATACGTCTGCAGCAGCTACAGTGTCTGTCGCATAGGCAGTCAGGCCAGTTGAAGCATCGCAGTACCAGGAAGCACTGTGAGTCCAGTCTGAACCATCGCCATCACCAGCAGACTTGCCCAGGTTATGAAGATCGGTGTCAATCTGCTTGGCTAACTGATAACCAGCATCCTCAACATAGAACTGACGTTGGGTATCAAGACCCTGGATGTCAGCACGATCTTCCATCAGGCGTGTGTATTCGTAATGCTGGTTCACAACAACCTGAATTTCACCTTCAGTGTTGTTTTGAATAGTTACAGCCGTCCCAGCAGACTTGGCTGTAACAGCTCCACGAGTGGGAGCAGGAATGTGCATGGTGTCACCTTTGCGTCCGGTGAAGTCCATGTTTTTAACGAGATCAGCAAGAACGAGCTTTGACTCGTAAGCTGCTTTGACCTCGTTACTCCAAATCTCTGGAATAAAGACTGCTTGAGTCGTGGTGGTTTGAGCACCACCCATTGAAGGATATACGGAAGTTGCCATGTCAATTTACCTTTGAGAAAAAGTTAATCTTCAATGACTCTCCCTTGCTCATATAAAGTGCCGATAGCCCCAGAGCGAACGAGAGAATCATATCTCTTTCGATCTTCTTTCATGAGCTTTCGCAAGGAGCTTGCAAGAACCTTCTTGCCAGCAGGTCTGTCGCTGGATGCAGAAACCGATCCTGTCGATGCTGCTTTCACTGCGTCCTGCCTAACTTCCTGCGTTGGTTTACTGTTGGCATTCTTAAATCGAGTTACTAACTCAATTGCCAGATCGATATTTTGCGTTGCCGTAACCTGATCGAGAGTAGCCTTAGCCAACGCATCTTTCTGGACAAAGGTCGCAAAGTCAGCAGAGTCCATAACTTGCTGCCAGTCGGGATGAGCGGCAGAAATTTTTTCTTTCTTGCGTTCTGCTTCTTGCTGCTGAATCCTCTGTTCTAATGCAGCAAGCTTCGGATCGCTTGAGATCGTCTGCTTAATTGCTTCCTCTGGATTGCCATAGTAATCCAGCTCTTTAGGCTTCTCTGGCTCAGTCTTGGCAAGTTGCCCAGCGATATATTGATCAGCAGCTTTAAGGGCAGCAATTTCATCTCTGGCTCTTTTAACTTCCTGAGATTGTGCTCCAACCATGCTCTGAGTCTCTTCAAGCATCTTCTCAAGCTCCTCACGGCTCTTGTTCCCATACTTTGACTCAGGTTGTGGTTGTTCTTGCTGTGGTTCCTCTTGAGGCTTTGTTAAGTCCTCGATTTCATCTACTGACAATAATTCGTCGGATTTATCCTGCTGCGCCTGTTCCGCCATCAGTTTTCCTCAGTTGAGACCCTTGCGGGTTGCCTCAGATAAATTAAGAAGACCCAGGGGAAACTAATCCTGAGCTGCCTTCCGTTCTGCTTTAATCTTGTCCTGGCGATTCCTGGCCCAGTTCCTGGTTGCAGACGGAAAATGTCCGCTAATAGGATCGAGCACTGGCCCACCATAACTGACGATGCGACTGGCTTCTGTCCCGCAGATAGGACAGGACAAAGTTTTCAGACTCGTATCCACGAAGGCTTCGAAATCGTGTCCAGATGGACAGTTAAAATCAAAGAGTCTTCGAGACACGTTCTTCTGCTTCGTTTTCCAGTGACACCGGACGATCTAACAACCAGGTCAGTGCCTTGATATATCCTCGATGGAAATCCAGGGACTGGTTGGCTGGTATCAGATCGACAGAGTTATGTACTGCAAACTCGTCTTCAGCATCGGCTGTGAGCTGTTTCCAGCCCTCTGAATTGAACATCGCTTTCAAATCAGCGTAATACTGCTCAAATTCAGCATCAGTCATGCCTTCATTAGAGATTTCGTACATTGACTAATTCTGACGAACAGAATTATTAAGGAAACATACTCAGAGGAATCAACTTGCTATGGGCAGTTGTGCTATCTGCTGCTCTCTCAAAGCCTGCTCTGCTTGCTGTGCATTCCTGAGTCGATCAGTGATGTCAGCGTTCACAGAGCGTTCTTTGATGGCAAGTTTTGCTGACTCGATCAGACGCTTGTCTTCCCTGGTCAAGTTGCCATCGGCTTGAGCAGCCTTAGTGAGTGCGTTGATGCGATCATTCTCAAGCTTCGGCACCATTGCTCGAACTTCAGCTTCGTTCCTTCTTGCTCTTGATTCACTCTCTCTCGCATTAGCAGTGAAAGCTGCAGTCTGAGCTGTTTGATACTCAATCTGCGCTTGAGCTTGCGCCTGAGCGATCTCAGCTTGTTGCGGATCGGGCTGAGAAGCTTGTTGCAAGAGTTGCTTGAGTTCTTCCCTGTTTGCCAGGTTCATATTCTCGATGATTGCTTCGACCAGGAGCGGATACATAGGCGTATCGGTTCCCATAGTCTGCAACAACTGGACGAGCTGAGTGACTTCGTATTCCCTGGCTATGATGCCTAAGCTAGAAGTGACCTCGAAGGTGTAGTCAGCAACAGGATAAGTCTCTGGATCGAGCTGCATATACCTCACAGCAGACATCTTCACCATTGGGATCAAGAACGAGTCTTGGAAGTTAACAAGCGTTCTCTTGTGACGCTTAATGATGGCTCCCAGGCCCATTGAGATACCTGCAGCAGTTGCTTCTCCGTTGATAGACCCTGGTATACCCGCAGAATCTATAGCTCCTGTAGCCGTTTGTAGCATCTTCTGAAGAGAGTCAGCTTGAGCAAAGGATATATCGCTCACAGCACCGAAGTTGAAGGGTTGTAAAACCTCAGCAGGGTTCCCGTTAGTGAGAATTGTTCGACCAGGACGTATCTGAATGCCCCCATCTGCCCCTCTGAGTGACCTGGGCATCCTAGTGGCATCCATAGCCATCATCGGAGCATTAGTGAGTGCCAGAGCATCAATTCTGGCCCTTATCTCAGTGTCCAGAGCCTTCTGGGAGTGATAGCCCTTCTCACAGACACCTCGACCCCAGAACCTTCCAGGAATGACATCCCAGGGAAATGCAATGACCGGCCTATCTTTCAAATAAAAGGGGTTTTCGTCTGCCTTCAGAATCGTGGTTCCGTTGGCAATAACGATCATTGTCTCAACATAAAACGGGCCATCGTCACCCATCTCACCCAGGACTTCTGGGTTTTCTACCATGATCTCTGCAACAGCTTCATCGATCTCATCGAGCACTCGATCTTGGTTCTTGAAGGTTTCTAAGAGGTGTCTTGGGCAGAGACCATAATATTTTGTCAGACGAACCTTGTCCCTGGGCTGTTCCGTGAGTGTATGGTCAGCGTCGAGGATCGAATCACCGTTTCCGTTCGCAGTGACAGGAGTGTCAAGGTAAACACCCTGCTCCTGGAGCATTTTAATCTGGTGAGGTGAGACATATTCGTCAATTGCAACACCCAGGGCATCATCGACGCTGGTTGCTGCTGGATCGATACGGAAATTTTGTGGTTGAACGGGATTCAGCTTAACCAGAACCCTCTGTCGTTCTTCAGTCCCCTGCTCTGCCCCTATCTCAGTCACTCTGACTGTCGGGATCAGCTCTGTGACGTTCTCAACGACTAATTCCGCGATACCAGTGCCATAAACCGCACTATTGATCAGAACTTCACCAACATTCTTGCGGGTTTGGCTTTTCTTAAAATCTTCGTTGAGTTTGTCCCGCAGATATTTGATTTTTGCCTTTTCCTGAGCAGCTTGAGCTTGAGCCATCTGCATCATCATAGCTTCTTGCTCATTTTGCGGAGCTACTTCAGGGACTTTGATGTCATCGCGGATGTCGAAGAAGTTTCCTCGACCAAATGTTGCTTCTTCGATCTCAGCGACACTAGATTCGACTGCTTGCTGCAGTGCTGGGGAGATTATTCTGCTGCGTTCTGAGTTGTTTTCCTTATCCTCTTGCGCCCATTCTCCGCGCCAGAGCCGATAATATTCCTTGTGCCGATTCTCATAGTTGGATCGATAGTGATCTTCCCACTCATCAACCTTGCCAATCACCCAGCCTTCCAGGGTATCAGCATGATAATCGCCATAATCTTCCATCAGTAACCCACCGCAGAATCTGTGAACACAGCTTCGTCATCGTATGTGAATTCGGAGAAATAACTCTCATTAGCTAATTGATCAACATACGCGAGGGAATCAATTAGATCGTCGTGAGTTAGCTGATCAGGAAACTGGAAGAGTTCATCAAGGAATTGGTCGTTCCAATCCCCTCTGTTTAAGGTGATCTGCCCGTTCTCAAATCTACCTTGTAATGCCCAGATGATCCTGGCTGTCTTGTTTTGATTGCCGTGGGTAAGAAGCTGAATGTGGAAGTATCTTGCCCTCTGAGCCATTAGATCACGCAGAGGAGACATTACTGCCTGAGCAGCAATACCCCTTTCGATCCCGACAGACACTGGCTGATGAGCCTCGACAGCATCAAATATCTTCTTTGCTGTCTCGTTTATGTCCCATCGACCAGCAATGATTTTTTTGACCCACCAACCCTCTGGGCTGACCTTAACTATTGAGATTGCTGTGTTGTCGAGGTGTTTTTGCTTTTTCCTTCTCGTTCCTGGTTCTGCAAATCCAGCCAGGTCAACGCTGATGAAGTAATCCCCAGGTGGCTCTTCTTCTGAGAACTGAACCCACTCTTCCTTGAAAACCTCTGAACCTCTTGCTTCAAACGAAGCCATGAACTCTTGGCGAAACGCAAAACTCGACATCGATCTTTTGGCTGCATCGATTTCCTCGGGATCAATCAGGTTGTTGTCGTAAGAAGTAAAGTGGAACCCCTGCCATTGGTCATCACTAGCAAGACTTGCCCCACAATACAGATCGTAAAAGTGATTTCTTCCGACAGGGGTTCCTATGAACATTGCATCGCCTTTGAGATCGGTGAGTGCAGGACGCAGAACAAGCTCCCAAGTCTCTGGCTTCATGTCTGCATACTCATCGAGCACCAGGAACGCCAAAGACACACCACGCATGGTTTCTGGTCTGTCAGCTCCTTTCAGCGAGATCGATGTCCCGTTCTGGAGCTTGATTTGCATATTATTGACATGAGACGAGGCAATAACCTCGTGTCCGAGCTCAAGCAACAGGTTCCACATGATGTCCCTGGCTTGACCTTGAGTTGGGGCAACATAGAAAACTGAGCCCTTGTTGGTCTGTAGAGCACGAACTAGCAAGAGATAAGCAGCGAGCCTACTCTTGCCAGTCCGTCTACCTGCAGCAACCACCTTGAATCTGGCTGGGGAGTTCCAAACCTCCTTTTGCCAGTCAAGGAGCTGGATGTTCAAATCCATCTGCGTAATCCCACGGATTAGGGGTTAGCTGCTCACTTTCTTTTCGGCTTTGA